GCTGCCATGAATGAGCAGGGCGCTGCCAACGATCCGCAGCTTCAAGGTGGCCAGGGTGGCAATAACGCTCCCTTGCCGGGTCCAGCTGCCGGTTCCCTGCCTCCGATGGGAGATAACAGGGGATAAATTTATGGTATAATTACTTTTAGAGGGTAAAACTTTATTTTGTTTGTTGATTTTCTCAGATGAGATAGACTGACAGAAATGAGTTTTTAACTCATTAAGGACGATAATGGATGAGGTTGAACAAACCTTAGAAGCGGATCCGTCCACCGCTTCTGAAACAAGTGACGCAAGTGTTTCCGAACAGGAACCAGCGGAATCGTCAGCCGCAGAGGGTGAATCCGAAGAATCTTTGCTTTCCGTTGTTCAAAGCGCAGTTCGACAGGAGATCGGAGATCCAGAGGACATTGGATCAGACACACCCGCTGATCAAACCGAGGAAGTAGTAAGTGCGGACGAAGGGGATTCTGGTTATGAAACTCCGGAAGCAGAAACAGACGTTCCTGCAGATGGAGAAGCATATACGGACGTACCTTTTCACACGCATCCAAGGTTCAAGCAGCTGATCGAGGAAAGGAACCGCTACAGGACGGACAGCGATCAATATCAGAAGGTTCAGGATTTCATGTCCTCGAATAACCTCAGTGAGCAAGATGCTGCCGAGGCTTTTCGAGTGGCTGCGATGATGAAGAACAACCCATCGGAAGCCTACGAAATCGTTAAAAGCCATCTGGACGCATTGGCGCAAGCCACCGGACAGGTTCTGCCCGAGGACATTCAGACCAAACTGAATGAGGGCTACATGGACGAGGATGCGGCAAAGGAACTAAGCCGTAGCCGAGCTGAAGTGCAACGTGAACGCTACCTGCGTGAGCAAGAGCAAACTCAGTATCGGGACCAAGCAGCAAAAGCCCAGTTCAATATGTTGACCAATACGATCAACGACTGGGAAGAGAATACCCGCCAATCTGACCCTGACTACAGCCTCAAACGCGACGAAATCGACGACCGAGTGCGTGTGTTGATTTCTCAGGAAGGCCGTCCTTCAACACCTGAAGCGGCTTTGAGGTTGGCAAATACGGCATATGACCAAGTCAATGATCGATTTAAACAACGTCAGCCTGAGAAGCAACCCATTAAACCGGTTTCTGGTGGAAAACTTGGCGGAACGCCAACTCCAGAACCGAAGTCATTACAGGATGTAATCAATATGACTTTGAGGGGATAGGCGGGAGGCCCATTTACATAGGATTGTAAAATGGCTGCTTTATCAGCAAATGAATTGGCAAACGTGGCAAATGCCGCATTAGATTATTACATTGACCGAGGGACTGTTTATTCCCAGACATTGCAGGACAAGCCTTTGTTAGCTGCAATGGACAAAAACGCAAAAAACTTTCCCGGTGGTAAAGGGAAGGTTGATCTGGCTGTGAAGGGTGTGTATTCAACTCAAGTTGAGGGTTACACAGCCACTGACACAGTTTCATATCAAAATCCAATTAACATCAAACGTGTTAATTACACCTGGCGTGAACACCATGCTGGTATCAGCGTGACTCACACCGAGTTGAAGCATGACGGAATCAGCGTCACCGACAGTTCCGAAAGCCGGTCCACTTCGAACCACTCAAACAGGGCGACCACGATGCTGGCCAACCTGCTCGAGGACAAGCTCGAAGACATGATGGAAGGCTATTCTAGAGGGATGAATGATCTTCTCTGGGGAGATGGAACTGCTCAAGCAGATGCTTTGGCAGGAATCCGTTCCATCATTGTAGATGATCCGTCTGCATCCGGAACCACTGTTGGAAATCTTTCTACAGTGGACAACACCTGGTGGAGGAATCGCGCAAGCGTGGCGATTTCCACCACAGCAACAGGTCAGGAATTAACTGACTTGATCCATACGGAGCTAAGACAGCTTCGTCGTTATGGTGGACGCCCTAATTTAGCTTTAGCCGGATCTGCATTCTTGGATCGATTGGCAACCGAGCTGAAGAACAAGGGTAACTACACCCAAACCGGTTGGAACAACAAAGCTGCGACAGATATTGCTGTTGCCGATGTCCACTATGGTGGATTGACGTTTCAGTATGATCCGTCTTTGGATGATCTGACCATTTCCGGGAAGAATCCCGACAAAAGGTGCTACATCATCGACACCTCTAAGTTAAAGCTCCATTACATGGAGGGAGAGAAGATGAAACGGCACAGCCCTGCCAGACCGCATGACTCTTACGTCATGTACCGAGCGATCACCACAACCGCTACGTTGTGCGCGAATCAGCTCAACTGTCATGGCGTTTATGAAATCTCGTAAGAGATGAAACAGTGGGGCTTCGGCCCCACAATTCCTACTAAGTTTTATGAAGATTAAAACCTACAACGTAAATGTGGCCCTGCGAGGTGAGCTGGGAAGTGTCATTCCGAAAGTTGGAGTAACTCCAGCCGAGATCGCAATGTTGCTCAACATTCATGGCGATGTGTCTGTAAATCAAATTACTGAATCCGGTTCAATTGATGGCAATTCAGAATCTGAGAGGGACCGACTTGGAAAAATCTATAGAGATGACAAAGTCGTGAATATGTTTGGCCCTTACGGAGCCTTGCCTACAGATATAAGTGAAGTACGAATCCAGGATAGTTTATTTGCGGATAAGCCTCCGGCACCAAAGAAAAAAGCACCGGCAAAGAAGAAAAAAGCAGCATCCGTTGAACGGAATGTTGTAGATGATGAACCTGTAGCAGGAATCTAATGTCTCGAGGCGTACAGCTGGGCCAGATGATCGAGGATCTGCGATCCGAGGTCGGCCATAGTTTACAGGCGTCACTGGGAAAACAAACCAGGGATGTTCTGATCAACACATTACAAAGGCATCAGAAACGCCTTTGGGAAGATTATGCCTGGCCGTTTTTACAGGTACGCCGTGACATCGCAATGGCAGATGCACAGAGGTATTACGATTTGCCGAGCGACATGACCTTTGAGCGGATCCAGTTTGCAGAATTCAAGTGGGGTGACCGCTGGGATCGAATGAGTTATGGCATCGGCCTGGTTGAGCTGAATCAGTATGACAGCGACAGGAATCAGAAAAGCTGGCCGATTATGCGGTATGAAGCATATGAGAATAACCAGTTTGAGGTTTGGCCGATTCCGAATGACAACGGCAATGCAACTACAAAAACCGGTTATGTCCGGTTTCACGGCACAAAAAACCTGAGTAATTTTATTGCAGAGACAGACACGGCGGATCTTGATGATCAGCTGATCATTTTGTTTGCTGCAGCAGAAATCCTGCAACGTCAGAAGCAGGGTGATGCCCAGATGAAGATGGGCCAGGCTCAACAGCATTATATGAGGTTGAAGGCCCGGAGTGCGAAATCCGATTCTTTTGTAATCAGCAGTGGCGAGGGCCAGGATCCTTACATACCTAAAGGGCCTCCGGTCATTGCAGTGATGCAATCGAGCTAATGCCATACGTTTTAGTTGAAGATTTTAGAGGTGGTTTAGACTCCAGGCGGACTAATGTCACCAGTGTTCCAGGAAGTCTGGTTCAGCTGACCAATGCTCACATCACCAGGGGTGGTGAAATTGAGAAGCGCAGGGCTTTTGTGAAACTTGCAGACTTACCTTCAGATACGTTGGGATTGGCGGCTGCCGGTGGCCAGATTTACACGTTTGGTAGTGCTGCGCCATCCGCCATCACTTTTGCTTCCGGAACTCCTTCGAACATAAGTTACATTCAGCTTCAGCATCCTACCGATGCAGGAATTTCAGGAACCTCGAATACTATCCCGATGACGGAGTTGCTTGGAGTTGATTTCTTTGATGGATACGTTTATTCGTCTGCCAGGTTTTCAGATGGCCGGATCTATCATTTTTGGGAAGGTCAAGCCTCCAGCACTGGAGTTCCAGTCAATCGAATTTTAGATTGGTTTGATGGTCGATCCCGGTCCAGTTTCACGATCAACGGCGGATCGGCAACCAGTTCGTCTGGAACCGCTGCAACCGGGAGCTTCCAGGTAACCGATGGGACTTCGAATGCAGGTGACAATATAAGAACAGTGACAGTCAATGGAGTCCGGCTTTGGTCTGATGTTACGACAGTCGCTCATACCGGGGATAACAACACGACCGCAGCAAATGTGGCGTCTGCGATTAATGCGTTTACCAGCACTCCGAATTACACGGCATCTGCCAGCACAAACACAGTAACCATAACCGCAGCAGATAAGGGAACCGGTCCGAATGGGTTCGTTGTTGCGGCCACAGTGGATGGCCAGGTGACTGTCGGCAACGAAAGTAATATGTCCGGCGGTGTCAGTAATTCAATTTCAAATGTAACAGTTGATGGGGTAACGATTATAGATGCTCCGGTTTTATGGGAAACCAGCCACACCTACACGGCTTCCCTGGTGGCAAAGGCGATCAATGATCATGCTGCCAGCCCGGAGATCGAAGCTACTTCGGTTGGCGCCAAGGTGAACATTATTGCAAAAGATTCCGGGACGGCATTGAACACAAAAACAGTGGCAGTGACTAAGACCGGTGATGTAACAACGACCCCGGCGTCCGTCCCAGATATGACTGGCGGAGCAGCTTTTTCAAATACCGCAGGGTATTCACCAGGTGAATTCGTGCTGGCTCATAAAAGCTCGATGCACTCAGTTTCAGACTCATTGTGGCATTACAGTAATTCTGATGATCCTACCGAATGGAATGATCCTCTTGATAATGTAGCATCCGGTTTTGAGAATCTGAGTAACAACGCCAGGGGTGCAGAAGAGCTGATGGCGATTGCGCCTTATTTTAATAACCTGGCTTTGTTTGCACAGAATGCAATCCAGATTTGGTTTTGGACGCCAGTCAACGCCAACATTAACCAGGTTCAGATCCTCAATAACATAGGAACGATTGCAAGAAATTCAGTCAAAGAATTTGGTGATTCCGACGTATTTTTTCTTCATGAATCAGGGATCCGGTCCTTAAAAGCAAGAGACAGTTCAAACAGTGCTTTTGTGGGTGATATTGGGAATCCGATAGATGATGAGGTGTCCGCTCTCATTAAATCGAATAAGGCGGATGCTATTGCCGCACAGGGGATTCTGGATCCTCGAGATGGCAGGTATATGCTTGCAATCGGCTCCAAGATTTACGTTTTCAGTTATTTCCCAGGATCCAAGGTCAGCGCCTGGTCAACTTACGAACCTGGTTTTGCCAGCAACATCTCAAACTGGGCATATGATGGGAAACAGGTCCTATGCCGTGCAGGGGATGAGCTTTACAGCCTGGGCGGTGAGAATGACACAACCTATGACAATTCGACTGTAACCATACAGCTCCCTTTTTTGAGCGGCGGCAAACCGGCAACCTCCAAGGATTGGACCGGGATGGACATGGTTTGCGAAAACGATTGGGATGTTTATGTGTCAACCGATCCAACAGACATTAATACCAATGAGCAAGTAGGGACTGTCAACAGAACCACTTATGGGTTAGGAAGAATCCCTCTTGCAGGATACAGCACCCATATGGCGGTCAAGATGACCTGCACCAGGGCGGGTGCAGCAAAGATTGGGAACATTGCCTTGCATTACGAAGGTGCTGAAGCCGGATGAGCGTAACGATTTTACCAATTAGGGACCAGGAAACTTATGAAGAAGTTCGAAACAAGGCTTATGACAATGGCCATGAGGTTCTGCAACCGACTCATATGGTGGTCAAGGATGGTGAAGTCATCGGTGCATTCAGCATCCAGGTTTCATGTGCAAGCTGGTGGATGAATGAAGGGAAGGCGAAAAACCGAGACAGCCTGCAGGCATTCCAGGGCATGGAAGCAATCATGGCGGATCGCGGGATTACTTCCTACATCATGCCATGTGAGAAAAAGTCAACCTATTGGGAGTTGATGCAGAGAATGGGTTACAAGATTTTTAAAGGTGAATGGGGGATATTCCATAAACAACTGACATAAGGATCATATGTGCTGGGGTAGTTCAGGAGGTGATGGAGGTGCAGCCGAAAGGCGTAAGGCGGAAGAAGCCAGGGCGCAAAGAGTCCGGGATTCCCGAGGTGCAGTGGATACAGTCTTTGGCACCTACGATGACGACTTTTATAACAAGCGCCGTCAATCGTATTTGGATTATGCTAATCCTCAAGTTCAGCAGGATTATGAAGATGCGATGGGTGAGCTGATGGGTGCGTTGGCATCCTCCGGAAGGACAAAAAGCAGTCTTGCTGCAAAGAGAAAGGCGAAGGGTCAGGAGCTGATGGATCGAGCCCAGGCGGATGTGAATATGAAAGCCGAAGGCCATGTCGCAGATTTGGAAGCAGCACTAGCAGAGGCAAAAGGAAATATGTATACCCAAGCCAGCAACCTTGCGGATGTAGATGCAACAACCAACCTGGCAATTGGTCAGTTTCAATCAGCGTCCAAGCCTCCGGTTTACAATCCATTGACCGATATGTTTGCGGATTTAACAGCAGGATTAGCAACCCAGGCGGACCTGGAGCGCAGGAATCAGGCCCGGTTCAATACCGGTTTGTTTACAACAGGTGACCGAAGCAGAAATTACTCATAAGGAGGAACAATGTGCGGCGATTCTGATAACAATAGCAG